TGATGAATTTAGTGAGAATCCATCGGTTCGTATGGTTCGTCCAAACGAAGGAGATTTAATTGTACAAGGACGGTTTGGAAATACAGTTCGGTTCGGTTCTAGTTTATTTAGTAATCCAAACACACCAACACCACAAGCAAACCTAATATTTTCAGTTGGACAGAGCCCAAATAAAGTTACATCTATTGATATCAACAATAATGGCACAGGGGAAACTGTTGGTAGTGGTCCATATGGACTGACCTACGAAGATATCAACAAGGATAAAAGTAGTGTTTGGATGGTAGTAGATGAAAAAATAGTACTGGACCCAGCAACTAAATCTAGTATAGCACATTTACGTTCAACGGAATCATCAGATTCTACCAAATATACTGGAGCACAGATTTTTCTTAATTCGGATAGAGTCATTTTAAATAGTAAGTTAAACGAAATATCTCTTTTTGCTAAGAGGGAAATTAACCTAAGTGCAGTAGAATCCATTACCATAGATTCTGGTAAATCTGTATTTATTACTGCAGAACGAGATATTGAAATATCTACCCCAAGAGATTTAGTACTCTCAGGTCGTTCTATTAGTATAAATGTAACAAATGATATTTCTCAGGGAACCTCAGGAAACTACACATTATCTGGTAAAAAGATATTTATAGGGGTGTCACCAAACGATACAACACAACCGTTAGTTCTCGGTGGTGAGTTGGCTAACTGGTTGCAAAAGTTGATGGATGCGTTTATCTTTGAAATACCACGTTCAATATCTACATTAAATCCAACTCCATTTGTCAATGCAATAAGAGAATTAAAGTTTCAACTCGGAGTACCAGGCATTCCTCAATCGGCTGTGTTTAATAGTACTAGTAATTTTACGTCTAAAACAAATAACTGATTATGGCAATACCAAGTAATTTATTACCTATAAATAATCCGTTCAAAACAGAAGTAGCAGACCTCCCAACTGTAGAATTGCCAACAACAAATTTAGGTGGAATACGAAGTAATTTGTTACCACTTAACACCAGTGATATCTCTGCTTCATTTCAATCGCTCACAGGAAATATACCAACATTTAATGCACCACAAATACCACAATTTGCAATACTAAACACGATCATACCAGATAGATTATTTACAACAGGAAGCATTGACCAAGTTAGAGCACGAACCTTAAATGCAGCAAAAACGTATACGGATGGGCTACCAGCATTACCAACTATTCCAGTGGTGCCAACGGTTATACTTCCAAAACTAAGAATACCGTTATACGGACAAATTAAAAATTATATCAAAACCAAAATAGATAGAATTAAACAACAACGACAACAAGCATCGGTTAAAGCATTGGATACAGAACTTAAGAAACAAGAAAATCCGTTCAAGTATCGTCAATCGTTAAAAAATCAAGCAACAAAAAATACGATTCTTAGATAACTTGGGTGATTTAATAACCAGTAGAGGGTAATAATATGGACAAAGCACTATTTAGAGCATATGTCAAAGAATTGGTCAAAGAACAAATTGAAGAATCGGTTGAAAAGGCCGTAAAAAAGATTCTTCCAGAGGTTCTGTCTGAAGCGATAGCAGAAATTAAAGCAAATCAACCGAGTAAGGTAAATGAAGCAACTACAGCTAAGCCAAAACTGTCTCGTACCCAACTTGCCGCAATGATGGGATTGGAACGTCATGATGATACGATTACTGCAACATCAAAGAATGTCGGCCCAGTAATGCAAGCCCCAACAGGTATGGCCGAAAACAATCCTACACTACAAGCTATCAATAAAGACTATTCTGCGTTAATGAAAGCAATGAAGTTGACCTGATTGGAGATATAAATGGCTCAGAAGTTTATCGGTGTCACATTACCAATTCGGTTGGGACAGACAGGAATGTTTGACCAATCTACTACAGTAATCCAACAAGTTCGTTCTAATTTTAAGAATTTAATTCTTACAAAAAAAGGTGAACGTGTTGGTCAACCAGAGTTAGGATGCAATTTATGGAAAATTTTATTTGAGCCATTGACCGAAGAAACACTAGAAAATGCCCGATTAGCAGTGGTAGAAGCAGTAGATCGTTGGTTGCCGTTCATAGAACTAACAGATTTTCAAATTACTAAAACGGATGATGAAAATATTATCAGTATAACATGCTTGTATAGATTCAGAAACAATCCCAACGTAACGGACCAGGTTACTATATTAACAACAGCACTTGGAGCACCATCTGTTGCATTCCCAGTAGAACCTGTAACAACCCAAACTGAAGTTGAAAGAGTCAATAATCAAGTTAAAAACGCTCGTCGTATTAGAAGACTTAATTAATTTGGAGTTTTAAATGGCAACGAACCAACCAGTAATTATACAACCACGACCAAATGTTAAGCAAATTAATTATGTCTCAAAGACTTTCACAGACTTTAGACAAAACTTAATAGAATTTGCGAAAGCATATTATCCAAACACATACTCTGATTTTAACGAAACATCACCTGGTATGATGTTTATTGAAATGGCATCATATATCGGTGATGTCCTTTCATTTTATATTGATAATCAATTCAAAGAAAACTTATTGGCATATGCAGAACAACAAGAAAATGTTATTTCTATTGCGCAATTTCTTGGATATAAACCAAAATTAGTTTCACCGTCTACAACCGTAGCAACACTATACCAATTAGTACCAGCAATTCTTGATAATGGTGTGTATATCCCAAACCCAAAATATTTGGTTAAAATAGCCAGAGGAAGTACATTCGTTACAAATGGACAAACACCAGTTCAATTTAGATTGAGTGAAGATGTAGACTTTTCAGACATCACGGCCGAAAATTATGTAATTAATACATTTACTGGTGGTGGTAATCCTGATACATTTATTGTTAGTAAATCAGCATTATTGGTAGCGGCCGAGGAAAAAATTACTACATTTTCTTTTGGAAGCGCACAAAAATTTACCTCTGTATTAATGCCAGAAGAATCAATTATTGACATTGAAAGTATTGTTGATTCAAACGGAAACACTTGGTACGAAGTAGATTATTTAGCACAAGACGTTATTATGGACGATTTGGATGTTACAGATAACAGCGAAACAGGAATTTTACCATCATCTAGATTACGACTTCGTAAGGTTCCACACAGATTTGTAACTAGATTGAACAGAAATTCACGAATGGAGCTAGTATTTGGTTCTGGAACTGACAATGAAGCGGAAGTCAATACTACATTGGACTCTAGACAAGTAGCAAATTCTCAATATGGTAATACCATAGAAAATATATTAGGCAATGTGGCCATCAATAATGTAAACTTTCTCAATAGTAATGCATACGGTATAGCACCGGCAAACATAACACTAACAGTAACTTATTTGGTTGGTGGTGGAGTAAACACTAATACTCCATCTAACACCATTAACAGAGTATCACAAGTAACGACATTCAATGATACTACTGACTTCACCAGCGCAGAACTTACCCAATTTAATGCAGCTGTACAAAGTATCGTTATAAATAATGAATTACCTGCAACGGGCGGTGGCGAAGGTGAATCTATAGATGAAATTCGTGAAAACGCATTAGCATTCTTCAATGCACAAAATCGTGTAGTTACCGTAGAAGATTACGCAGTTCGGTCATATGCCCTTCCTGCAAGATTTGGTCGTGTAGCAAAAACATTTGCGGTCAGAGATGAACAAATTAATAGAATATTAGCAGCACAAAATGACAGAGTATATGTGGATAACCCCGTTCGTCCAAATACTATCAATTTATATACACTGGGCTATGATTCTAACGGCAACCTAGATGAACTAAATACATTAGTTAAAGAAAATTTAGCACGATATCTTGAACAATTTAGAATGTTAACTGATGATATTAATATTTTAGATGCGTTTATTATCAATATTGGAGTCCAATTCGATATTTCAGTATTAAGAAAATATAATGTGAACGATGTACTTGCACGAAGTATCGGTACAATACAAGATTTCTTCGATACTAGTAAATGGAATATCAATCAACCTATTATTTTAGCAGACCTATCATACAATATTGGATTGGTAGAAGGAGTGCAAACAGTGAAGAATGTTCGCGTATTTAATAAATACGAATATCAAGATGGAACAGGATACCAGCCATATCGATATGATATCAATGAAGCAACTATCAACGGGGTTATTTATCCAAGTCTCGACCCAAGTATCTTTGAGTTGAAATATCCAATAACTGATATTATAGGAAACGCTACCCAATGAGAACCATATTAACCGCCAGCAAGGATACCACTCTATATCAAGCCTATCGTAATAATAATGTGGGGTTAGACGAAATACTTGAAATTGGTAAAGTTATCAATACATCAATACCAACCAGTTCAACCGCATATGCAACTGGGTCCGTTCGTTCTTTACTCTACTTTGAATTACCAACCACAGCAAGTGTACCAGCAACCGCCAGTTATTTCTTGAACTTAAAATTAGCAAATGCAGATAGTGTCAAAAGAAATCAAGAAATTCTTATTTATCAAGTTTCTCGTTCATGGGATGAAGGTAGTGGATTCTTTTATCAAGATATAAAAAATGTAGAAGATGGTGCATCGTGGGTAAGATGTACCTCTGCGGTGTCGTGGAGTAACGCAGGTGGTGATTTCTTAACGGGGTCAACCAGTCAAAGTGTCGTTCTATCATCATATCCACTTCAAGATATTCGTGTAGATGTAACA